AGGGCGCCGATCACGGATGTGGCCACCGTTTACTCCTTGTGCGCGCCCCAGGCGCCGGCCAGCGCATCGCACATGGCCTGCAACTCTTCGCGGGATTGTGTTCTGGTCTTGCGCGGCCTGCGCCGCGTCAGGGTTTCAAGCCGTGGCATCCGTTTCGCCCGGGTCAGCGCCGCCGTCATGTAGGCCTGGACGATGGCGCTCGTGTGGGCTGCCTCGGCGCGCGCCGCCGCGCCCGCCATCTGCGCCTGAAACAGGCGCGGTGAAAGCGCCCAGAAAGCACCCGGGTCGAACCCGGCGGCAATATAGGCTTCAAGCAGGTCGTAAAAGCTCAGCCGGGCCGGCTTGTCGCCGGCCGGCGGGCGTTTCCCGGGTCATCGTCCTTCGTCTCGGGGCGTGCGGCGGCAAGGACGCGCTGCAGCACGTCGGGGTCCTGCGATATGATGTCACCGGCCTGTTCCGGCCTTGCATCCGGGTGATGGCGCAGAAGCATGCACAGGATCAGGGTCCGCAACTGCGTGACCTTGAACTTGCCGCTTTCCATGCTTTCGATAGCCTCCAGCGCATT